TAGTTCAAAATTCAGCATTAGCTGGATACGCATTAGGATATGATTCAGGAGTTGATAGATGGGCATTCGACGCAGATTTAGTTGGAACGGCAACTGGTTTAACCCCAGACGCTTATGTCGGTGTGGTAGAAACTGGAACCGGAGCTGGTGATAGTCAAGCAGCACCTGTTTATGGTGGAGCAACAAATGGTGTTGGAACTATCTATATTGATACAGACGACAACGAAATCTGGATATTCGCATAACATTAAATAAGAGGTTACACAAATGGCACTAAACGCTAAGGGGGGTGTTAAAATAGTAGAAGGAAAAGCTTATATTCATCCTCTAACACTCCCTGAAATAGAATTTTTGTTAAATTTACTTGCAAATGCAGAACATAAAGGTTCAGATTTACAAAAGGTAATGCAAGTAACATACAAATTAAGAGAAGAATATAAGCTAACAGTAGAACATAATACTTAATGGTTGGCCTGTTGTTTGGCAACAATGGGAAGTGGGCTTTGAGAAAAGTATCCAACCGCAATTAAGGAGAATATAATATATGCCATCATGGAAACGGGTAGTAGTATCTGGAAGTAGTCCAGAATTTAATCATATATCAGCAAGTGGAGATATAGTCGCCGCAGGTGACGTTGTTGCATATTATCTTTCAGATACAAGACTTAAAGATAATGTAGAAGTTATACAAGGTTCTCTTGATAAGATAGACGGTATTAGAGGTGTAGAATTTGATTGGAATGATAAAGCACCTGGTTGGGCAAGAGAAAGGGGACATGATGTAGGAGTTATTGCACAAGAAGTTCAAAAAGTAGTTCCAGAAATAATAGTAGAAAGGAAAAGTGGTTATTTAGGAGTGGATTACAAACGAATAGTTCCACTATTAATAGAATCAATAAAAGAATTAAAACAAGAAGTAGAAGATTTAAAGAAAAAAGTGTATTAAGTAGTTTTACTTGATATATATTACAATAGTTATATAACAAAATACAAATAGGAGACATAAGTTATGGCTGAAACTAAAGAAATAAAATTCACAGAAGATGAATTAAAATCTTTACAAGACCTACAAAGTTCATATCAACAAAAACAATTACAATTTGGACAATTAAAAGTTCAAAGATTGTTAGTTCAACAACAACTTGATTCATTAGAATCTACTGAAGTTCAATTAGAAGCAGATTATGTTGGAGTTCAAGAAACAGAACGAAAATTGGTTGATGAATTGAATAAAAAATATGGTCCAGGTTCATTAGACCCATCAACGGGGGTTTTTACATCAACGGTTACAACTGAAGAAACTGCTTAAAATAATCTCCTATAAACTTATCGTTTGGTGAGTTTAGGTTATATTTATAGTTATAGATTTTTAGTCTATTTTAGATTAAAAAGTTATTTAATTTAACATTTAATAGGAGAAAAATAATGGCAGAGCGCATTGTTTCCCCAGGTGTTTTCACCAGGGAAAGAGATTTATCATTTCTTCCTCAAGGAATTGCATCAATAGGTGCGTGTATAATTGGACCAACAGTTAAGGGTCCAGCATTTGTACCAACCGTGATTCGTAATTTCCCAGATTTTGAAGAAATGTTCGGTACTACGGACAAGAATTTTTACACACCGTATGCCGTAGAACAGTATTTAAGAAGTGCGGGGACAGTTACGATTGTTCGTGTTCTTAATACAAGTGGATATTCAGTAGATTATTTATCACTTTATGTTAGTGGTAGTACAAAGACCAAAAATACATTAGCAGTTTTAGCACCTTCACGTGGGGGTTCAGACGGAACTGCAAATTTATCAGGTAGTACATTACAGGCAGGTTCAGATTGGAATGAATCTGTATTAACTTTGAGTGGTAGTAATTGGGGAGCTAAAAGTTTAACTTCTCGTGCATATACAATTTCATTTGATACAGGAAGTCAAAATTATATTGAAAATGTATTCAGTAAAGATGCTCAAGTTCAGAAATCCGGTCAAAATACTGTATCTGCATATTTGTATAAAAACTTTAAGTATGCACAAAGTAGTAATGGGTATTCTGCAGCAAATGCAGGAGTAACAGCAAGTGCAGGAACATTGAATCTTTCCGTAACATATAATAATGCTTCTACACCATCTATTCAATCACAGTTGATTAATGGTTCAAGATATAGCTTGTTTAAAGTTAATACTCGTTCACATGGTAGTGATGTAAATAATAAATACAAAGTTGCTATTTTGAATGTAAAAACTGCAGCAAATGTTGCTGGTAGTGATTATGGTACATTTTCATTACAATTAAGACAAACTGGATTAGATGATAATGGACAAACTACTGATAATACATTAGAACAATGGGATGGATTGAATTTTGATCCAACAAGTCCTAATTATTTTGCAAAAAGAATTGGTGATAGATATGTGACTATTGATAGTAATGGCAAATTAACTTATAATGGAGATTGGCCAAACCTATCTAAACATATTTATGTATCTGATTTTTCTTCAATAGCAGATGGTAGTGTTCCTAAAGAAGTTGTTCCTATGGGACACGCGGCAATCAATAACCCATTTGGTAGTAGTGATACTTCAGTTCCAACTATAACATTTAAGACTACACAGTCTAATGCACAAGGTGAATTTGATAGTAATGTACTTTATGGAGTAGATTATAGTAATACTGATATAGGTGAGTATCTTGCACCAGTTAATTCATTTGGTGCTGGATCAAATGTTACTATGAGTTTAGAGGATTTTAATGGACATGATGATGGTTCAACTTTAGGAGGTACTTACACAGCAGCAAGTGCATCAATAACATTGACAAATTCACATATTAAACAACGTAAATTTGTAGTACCATTCCAGGGTGGATTCGATAGTGTTAATCCAGCGGCACCTAAATATGTAGGGTCTAACATTGTGAATACAAATACACAAGGATTTGATTGTTCAACTTCATCTACTGGTGGAACTACTGCTTATAAGAAAGCAATTAATGCAGTAAGTAATCCAGACGAGTTTGATATTAATATGTTAGTAACACCTGGTATTATTCATGGTTTACATAGTAAAATAACAAATCACGCAATTTCTAAATGTGAAGCCCGTGGTGATTGTTTTTATGTATTAGATTGTGGAATTAAGGGTGGTTCAATATCATCAGCGACAGCAGCAATAAATTCACTTGATACTAACTACGCAGCAACATATTACCCTTGGGTAAAAATAGTTGATAGAAATACATCACTTCCAGTATGGGTTCCACCATCGGTAGTACTTCCTGGTACAATAGCGTACACAGATAAAGTAGCACACGAATGGTTTGCACCAGCTGGTTTAAATCGTGGTGGTCTAACAACGGTGACAGAAGCACAAACAAGATTAACACATTCAGAAAGAGATGATCTTTATGAAGAACGAGTTAATCCAATAGCTTCATTTCCAGGACAGGGTGTGGTAGTTTGGGGACAAAAAACACTCCAAGCAAAACCATCAGCACTTGATCGTGTGAATGTTCGTAGATTACTTATTAAATTGAAGAAGTTTATTGCATCTTCAAGTAGGTATTTAGTCTTTGAACAAAATACATCTGCAACAAGAAGTAGATTCTTAAATATAGTGAATCCGTTCTTGGAATCAGTACAGGCAAATAGTGGTTTATCAGCATTTAAAGTGGTAATGGATGATTCCAATAACACTCCAGATGTTGTAGATAGAAACCAATTAGTTGGCCAGATATTTATTCAACCGACAAGAACGGCTGAATTTATCGTATTGGACTTCTCTGTATTACCAACTGGAGCAACGTTTCCATCGTAAGATAGTAATACGGTATAAAACAAATAAAAGCCCCTCTTTTTTGAGGGGTTTTTTGTTGCTCGTTATATTTATATATGAGTAGAAATTAAAAACTTCTATAAAACTATGAAAAATGAATATAATGATTTTTTAGAAATTTGATATTTATAGTTGAAGAAATAAAAATTTAATTGGAGATAAAAGATGCCAGAACTATTAAACCCGTCGGAAATAATGTTCACACCGTTTGAACCAAAAACGAAGAACAGATACATCATGTACATTGAAGGTATTCCAGCTTACCTTATTAAGACTGCGAACAGACCGACAATAGCATTTGAAACAATAGAATTAGACCATATCAACGTAAAACGATATGTTAAAGGTAAAGGAGCGTGGGAAGAATTAGAGATTACTCTTTATGATCCAGTTGTTCCGTCAGCGGCACAAGCATGTATGGAATGGATTAGATTAGGTCATGAATCAGTAACGGGTCGTGATGGATACACAGATTTCTATAAGAAAGATGTAACTATCAATGTTCTTGGACCGGTCGGTGATAAAGTTGAAGAATGGACACTTAAAGGTACTTGGATTACTAATGCTACCTTTGGTGATTTGGATTGGTCAAATACTACTGATCCAGTAGATGTAACGCTTACGTTGCGTTATGACTACGCTATTTTACAATTTTAGTTAAAGTATACTTTAAGGTTTTTAATAACAACAATAGGAGTCAAAAATGGCAGTATTACAAGACAAAGCATGGTGGAAATCTAAAACGATTTGGACATCAGTAATTGCAGGTGTTGTCGGTGTTTTACAAGCAGCAGGTTACGTAGATCAAGTACCAGAAGTTGTTTGGACATTATTAGCATCTTTCGGTCTTTATTCAGTTAGAGACGCGGTCGGTAAATCCGGACCACAATAGTTTAACAAAACTGGGTATTCTTAATTGAATACCCAGTATAAGTTTTAGAAAAAATAGTTATTATTAAAATATAGGAGAATAAATATGGCTAAAAGTGAACGCCAATTTCCTACTGAAATGATTAGTTTACCTTCAAAGGGATATTTTTATCCAGAAGATAATCCATTATCAAGTGGGGAAGTAGAAGTTAAATATATGACTGCAAGAGAAGAAGATATTCTAACTTCGTCCAATTTAATTCAGAAGGGTATAGTGTTAGATAAGTTGTTAGAGGCATTAGTAGTTTCTGATGTGAATCTTGATGATATTTTAATTGGGGATAAGAATGCAATTATGATAGCAGCTAGAGTTCTTGCATACGGTAAAGATTATACATTTGAATTTGTTGATCCAAGTAGTGGTAAGTCAAGAGAAGAAACCGTAGACTTGACAACACTTGAAGATAAAAAAATAAATTTAAATGATTTTGAGAAGGGTAAGAATGAATTTGAGTTTCAGTTACCTGGATCAAAAAGAAAATTGACATTTAAACTTTTAACACAAAGTGATGAAAAGGCAATTGATTCTCAATTAAAAGCATTAAAGAAAATATCTAATAGTACTGGAATTGATCCGGAAATTACTACACGATTAAAATCGTCTATACTGGCAATAGATGGAAATCGTGATAGAAATGTGATAAATTCATTTGTGGATAATGAGTTTCTTTCAATAGATTCTTTTGCATATAGAACTTATCTTACTGCAATTACCCCAGATGTAGATTTATCTTTTTCAGTAGAACTTGATAATGGTGAATTAGAGGAGGTTTCGGTCCCTGTGACCGCTACGTTTTTTTGGCCTTCGACCACAAGATAAACCAGATATACACAACCAAATATTCACCTTAATATATAATTCAAAGGGTGGATTCACATTCAATGAAGTCTATAATATGCCCATATATTTACGACTTTATTACTTAAAACGTCTTGAACAACAGTATAAGGACGAACAATCAGCATATGATAAGCAAATGAAAAAATCTAAAACGAGAGGACCCTCTATTAAAAAACCATCTCGTAAATAATATTTTTTACTTATCTTGATATTTATATAAGAGAACATTTCAATTAGTTACACTTCAATTCGGAGAAAATATAATGCCAAAGTATAAGATAAAAAACGAACAAATTTTAAATGAATTTTTAGATAATTTTTTTAGTAAAGTTGCAAAAACTCGTGGTAAGAAGGTGATGAAGTCATTAGAATCTGACCCAGAAATTAAACGTATTAGAAAGAGATATAATGATTTACGAGATGAGTTAGAACAGCATATAAAAGATAATCCCATATCTTCTTTTATTAAATAGAGATAATTGATGGCTGGTAAAAAAGATTGGGAACGATTTAATTTTCCATCGGAAGATGAGTGGAATAAATTAAACAAACAAACTAAAAAACACATTAAAGATAATGGTGCTTTATGGGGGAATTTAAATAAGGTTATAGGTAATGTTAAAGACCAAATAAAATTGTTATCTGGAATGACAGATAATTCGGTCAAGTCGTTTTCAAAATTCAATGATGTGTCCAAGAACATAGTATCAAGTTTTAAAGAAATTTATGGTAATGGAAAGGATTTAACTACTATTACCAAGTCGTTAAATATATCTATGGTAAAAACTGCGTCTTTAAGTAAAACAAATTCAGACTTATCAAAAAAATCAATTGGTATTATTCAGAATGTTGCAAAGGGATGGCAAGATGTAATAGATAATGTAGAAAAAGTTGGAACAGAAAATTTTAGTAATTTGGATCTTACAGAAGATATTTTGGAAGCCCAGCGTCTTGGATTGAAAAATGAAGAATTATCATTAAGAATGGCAAGAGAAAAACAGAATGAATTAAGACGAATAAATGATATTATGGGTGCTCAACGAGATTTAATCCAGAAACCGTTTGATGCTATGGATGATGCGATTAGAAGAATTCCAATTTTTGGTGATATTATTGCCAGTAAATTAGATTTTAAAACTAAAGGTAAAGAGCTTGCAAGTGATTTAGTTTCCTCAATGAGAGGTTCAACTGGGGAATTACTAAACTGGAATGAGTTTCAAAAAAAGACCGCAGGGAAAGGATTGACTAAATCTCAAGTATCAGAACAATATGCTGCACATAAAGAGGGTATATCATCTGCAAAAAAAGGAATGGGGAAATTAGGTATAGGTGCAATTGCCGTGGGAACTGCCATAGCAGGATGGGCAGTATCTGCATTTAATTTTGCAAGAGATATGGGTGTTGGATTATCACAAATTACTCCGGCAATGTTACTTTTCAAAGATGAAACCAAGGCAATGTTAGATGAATTTGGAAGTGTTAATGATGTAAGTGCTGGTATGTTATTTACAATGAAGAAAGCATCATTCCTTAGTGGTGTTCAAGCAAGTGATATGGCAAAAATAGCTATGTTACAAACTTCTATTACTGGTGATACTAAAGAAATGGCATTAGATAAACAGGCCAGGTGGATAAAGGAAATTAAAAAAGACGGATTATCAGCAGCAAAGGTAATGGGAGATTTGGCATCCAATGCTGATTTATTTGCCATGTACGCCAAAGATGGTGGTGAAAATATGAAAGAGGCCGCTAAACAAGCAGCAGCAATGGGATTAGATTTAAGTGCAACCAGTTCAGTAGCAGAAAAATTATTAGATTGGGAATCTTCAATAGCAGCAGAAATGGAAGCGTCTGTATTACTTGGTCGTTCAATTAATTTGGATAAAGCACGACAACTTGCATATAGTGGTGATTTGGCAGAAATGATGACAGAGGTTAAGAATCAGGCAGGTGGTGAAGCAGAATTTGCGAAGATGAGTGTTGTTCAAAGACAGGCATTAGGAGA